CAACAATTCACCTTGTTCAACTTGCAACCCAGTTTGTTGATTTGAGGTGTGTTTCCGTTATAATTTTGAAAATCCAAAAATATTTCATTTAAATTCTTGCTAATCTAAATCATATTTCTATGATTGGTGAGTGGTGAATGTCATATCATAACTGTTTGCTGGTTTCTTTTAGAAACCAGTCGTATTCCCATTTTCGTTAACCTGGGGGCTGAAGAGCCACAAAACTACTTTCTTGTTTGAAAGTAAATGATGATTAAGTCACCTACAAATAAAAGCAAGAAAGCTACAGGGCTGGTTGACTCTGGTATAAAGAACACAACTATTTCTAGTGGAGTTAGTCCTCCATGTAAAAACAAAAAGACTGTTGATGCTCCACCCTTTGATGGCTTTAAGCTTAAAAAGGTAAAGTCTGGTATAGTTCCTGCTAGTCCCAAGCGTAAGTCGCAGTTTAGTCCTGTTCGTAAGCGCGATACAGGTTCTAAAAAGACTGAGGCTAATGTTAGGGATAGGAAGCGACATCAAAAAATGCTCTTTCTTGAAGAATTTATTCTTCCTCAAAGCGCTATAATTGTTGGAGCTTTGCTAGGCCGTGAAACTTCATCTTGTTCCAAGATGAAGGATTCTTTGCGAGGCTTGTGTAACGTATATCAACCTCAGTCAGGAATTCTTGAAAGGACCGTCATTGGTTCTCTAGGGGATGATATACGTTCGTTGACTGATGCTTTGAGTTCTGACCAACTCTCAAATATAGTTTCGAACTTATCACGTATATCTTCGTCAGTTGATAGTGATAAGCTTGCAAATATAGTTGATAGAGTTGATGAGTATACTCAACCTGACGGCAAGCTCGATTCCTCTCTCAACTCATTTTCACAATTGTTGAGAGAAGTTCGGGATGTTGTTGGTCAGGGTCGCTCCTTTATGGGCCAAAGTCAGGAACTTCCTGATCTGGCTTTTGGAGCAGCAGTAACTGCTCAACGAGCTGCTGCTGTAGCAGGAAACACATTTTGTGGTTTACATGTAGGGTTACAGGGTGTTATGCTCTGTATGGGGGTTGCTCTCCTAGTTCATTTCAATTTGAAACCCAAGGCACTTAGAGTTGATCCTATTTTCAACATTATTCCCTTGTTTTTGATCGCTTGGTCCTCTTACAATCTTGGATTGTGGCATGAAGCTATTGGACTTCTTGATCAGTACGGAGGGTGTTTGTTGGGCGCTTTGGGTTCTCTGTTTGGCTATGGAACACCATCAGAAGAGCCATATGTCGCTCAAATGGATGTTGAATCTATTGATGATTTGGCTGCATCTTTTATTGCCCTTCTTGGCTTAAAAGGTATGCGAGGCAACATTCTTAGAGGCTTGAAAGATTTCCTTAAAACTAAGGAAGCCTTGACGAAGTCTCTAGCAGGTTGTTTCAAGCAAATCATACTCGGCTTGGAGTGGGTCTATAACTACTTTGTGACTAAAAGTGGTTATGGTCCTACAGTTTCATTTCTATCTTCTAGAAGTGATGATGTTTCAAGTTTTTGTGAACGTGTGTCAGATCTTTTGAATGAGTTGCATGCGGGGCAATATATGTTTTGCGATGCAAACTATGAGGAACTTGACGCACTAATAAAGGAGGGTCAGGAGCTGCTTTTGCAGTTGAAATCTGGTGATAAGAGTCAATCGTGTAGAATGTTGATTGCTTCACGACTCTCATTGCTTGAAGAAGTTCATAAGAGATTTGAACAGTCCGTAATGGTAGCTCCTGGTTTGCGTGCTGAGCCCGTAAGCGTCATATTCAGAGGCTCACCGGGTGTAGGTAAAACCTCCTTGATTTTGCAGCTTAATTTCATGCTGTGTAAAGCCACTCTTCCGAAAGCGAGGCTAGCTGATTTTGAACGTAATAAGATGCGTTTCATTTACACTCGACAGCAAGAGAATGAGTATTGGGAAGGTTATACAAAAGATGCTCATGTATGTCTTTTTGATGACATAGGTCAACAGCGTGACCTTCCTGATAAGGCTGATGGTGAATACATGAATATCATTCGTGCTGTGAACCAGGCTCCTTACTATCTGCATATGGCAGATATAAGGTCTAAGGCCAATACTCCTTTTTGTTCAAAGTTTGTGGTGGCTACCACTAACTTGATGCAGGATAAGCCTCTTGAGTGCATAACTGAGTCTCGTGCATTTTGGCGTCGTTTTGACTTCGATGTAAAAGTCACTGTCAAACCTGAGTTCCGTATTGGCGGTAAAGGTCCAGATAAGGATCAATTGGATGCTACTCACTTTCCAAAGGATGAGAATGGTGATCCTATATTTGATCCTAAGATGTGTGAAATCTATGTCAAAAGAAGTCCTGATGGAAATGTTGGAGTTGTTTCTTTTGAAGAATTGTTCACTCGTCTTGTCAGTATGCATGAGATCAAGGAACAACGCTATCGGGCGAAGTGTCACTACATTGAAAAATGTGTTGACACTGTTGAGAATGTCTACGTGTCTCAGATGGATTGTGATTTGGGTCACGAATCTCTTGTTGTTCCAACAAGAGGTTGGTTGCCAACTGGTAATGACAAAACTGATTCTTTTGGCAAGATGTGTTTTGTTGTGCTAGGATCCGAAACTCATCCTGATCATGGAAATCTGGTGCAGAACCTTGGTTCTTTATCAGATTTGATGATGAGTTCTTCAGGAAAATTTTCTGATCCCAAAAATGCATACCTTCTTCTTTTGAAGTGGTGTGTAAATGTTGATGAAAAGGATTGGGAAATTATACTCTCTGATAGCATTGATGAATTTTTGAATTCATTAATGTTCATTGATGATGCAGCTTGTCTTATAGAGCTTAAAAAACCTTACAAGACATTGTTTGAGAAGTGTGATCTAGCCTTCTCTAAGACAAAGGAGAGTATTTCCTCTTGGGGTCGCAAATCGTCGAATATTGCTGTTCAGACGGTGCAATGGTGTAGAGACAATGCTACATACCTTGCGCTAGCGAGTGGTGTTCTTTTGACACTTGCTTTTCTAATGAATAGAAAGAAACCGGCGTCTGCTGAGCCACAGTCTATTGGACATAGTGACCGCATGCGAGCGCGTTTGCCAAAGAAGGAGCCTAAAACTTTGTTGTCAAAGTTTGGAAAGTCTACTAAGGCAGAACCTCAAATGGGCTTGCATCCTAGTTCCTTAAAGGATGTTGTGGAAAAGCTCATGAAGCGGAGCATGTATGAAATGTCAGGTGTTTATAGTGAAGATAACGTGAAGAAGTATGGTTACATTGTATTTCTTCGTGATCGTGTCGCTTTAATGCCTCGACATTTTTTGACTTTTCTTTTGCGAAAAGTCGATGATCAACCTGAGTTGCAGTATAAATTACTGCGGCTAGAGAGAGTAGTAAAGGAGGGTGGTGAAAACTTGACCTATGAGTTTCCCATAGGAGAGTTTTTCGCATGTGCAAATAGATCTGATGAGTATTTGGATGATATGTATGGTTGGGATTCCGATCTTATAATGATCGAGATGCCAGATATCATACATCCACATCCCGATATTGTCAGGTATTTGCCTACAAGAGCCACGCATGAATCTTTTGATCGTAGATTCGAGATCTATTTGGCTAACCCTCGAGAGCAAGCTTTCACTACTGCTACTCCTCTAAAAACCTCCATTGTGATGGAGGGTCTTGGAGATACTAGTAACTTTACCACAGGTTATGAGTATTTTGACATCAAAATGAACGTTGGAGATTGTGGAACTCTAATGTTTCCTACGTCGCGTGCTGGATTGACTTCTTTCATATTTGGTATGCATGTAGGTGGTAAGACAACCCGAGGAGGGTATGCCTGTCGTATTGTGAAAGAAGATGTTGAGACTTTTATGTCTAAGCATTTTCCTAAAGCAGTCAACGAGGCTGAACCCTCTTCATTGAGTGAGTCCTACCTTCCACAGATGGATCTTCCAGAAAGGTTCACCCCTGAAGCAATTTTGGCTACACCAAACCATACGTTTGGAAAAACCAAGATTGAAAAGTCAGAGCTACACCCTGATGTGTATCAACACGCTTGGGCACCAGCTCTGACTTGTCCTTCAGCTCTGAAACCCTTTTCAACGATGATTGGTGATGAGGCCGTCTACATAGATCCTTATGAGATAGCCTTGCGTAAGTACTGTGTAACAACACCTAACTGGTTTGGACCAGAGTTGGCACACGCTACTAATGGCTATAAGAATTTCTTATGGTCCCGATCTCGTTTCTCGGTTCCTCGGCGAGTTTTCACTTTTGAGGAAGCGTGGGAAGGACTTGCCAATGATCCTGATTTTGCTGGAGTTAATCGAAAGAGTAGTCCTGGGTATCCTTTCATACGGGACCCGTTCTTTCGAGGTTCAGGCAAGAGATCTATCGTTGGAGATGGAGAATGTATTGATTTTTCTCGCGAACAGATGAAATATATTCGTGAAAGGGTGGACGTCATTGACCAAAATGCTAGAATCGGTCAGCGATGTTTGCATGTTTTCACGGATAATCTCAAGGATGAGCGTCGTCCTATTGAGAAAGTACTTGTTGGGAAAACTCGTTTGTTCTCTGGATGTCCTATTGATTATCAAATCATTTGCCGTCAGTACTTTGGTGCTTTTTGCCTTTGGTTTATGAAAAATAGGGTATTAAATGGGTCTGCTATAGGAGTCAACCCTTATAGCGAGGAGTGGAATGAGATTGCTACACATATGAAGAAAAAGTGTGGCGATAATGCTCTTTGTGGGGCTGGTGACTATAGTGCTTTTGATGGTTCGGGGCAAGTACCAGTGTATTGGGCAATTTTGTCCATTATTAATGATTGGTATGATGCAAATGGAGGTGTCCCTAGTGACTCCATTGTACGAACTGTTTTGTGGTATGAGCTTGTCAATTCTAAACATATTCGAAAGAATGTGATTTATACTTGGCATGGTTCATTGCCAAGCGGACATCCTCTTACAGCTGTAGCCAATTCTATGTATAATCATTTGGCATTTAGAATGGCATGGCTGTTGAAGTATGGAAATACTTCTCGTCAAGCAGATTTGTTTGATGAAAATGTATATCTGTGCGTCTTGGGGGATGATAACATCTATGCTGTGACTCCCTGGCATGATGACTTTACAGAGTTGTCTGTGTCACAGTATATGGCTAAAGTAGGGTTAATTTATACGTCTGAGACCAAGGATAAAGTCAATGACCATTTGCGCTATCTTGGCGATTTGGAGTTTCTTAAAAGAGGCTTCAAATATGCTGAGTGGGCTGCACGGTATGTTGCTCCTTTGCGGCTCGATGTAGTCCTTGAGATTCCCTATTGGACCAGGAAGTCGGATCGTCTTTCTATAACTCTTTCAAATGTTCAGACAAGTCTTTATGAGTTGTCTTTGCATGGTAAGGAGGTCTTTAGGAGGTATGGTCCTAAAATGATCCGCGGCGTTGATGAACGCCTCGGAGCTGGAGATCAGTTGAAACATGTTACATGGATCTCATGTAGCGATAAGGCCTTGAACCTTGAGGCCTTTTACTGATTTTACCCAGTCGTATCACTACGATAGTGTGTGACTTTAGGGATTCAACAGTAATCCCCTAGCTCTTTCTGGTTACCAAAGAATAGAAAAGACGTCGTGTAATACTTTTCTTTAGGCTTTAAGAGTTTTGAGTCGGAGCTATTTAGCTTAACTGATTCAGGGTCGACTTTAAATTACTCTGATCAAACGGCGTGCAATCTATGTTATGGGTGTAGCATAGATGAAGTATAGCACCTGCTACAACTATTGGATTAAGTGCTGCTTCGGGCCCGACCCTTGTCCCGCAGCATATTTCTGAGCAGGGTTCTTCGGATCCTGTATCAACTTTTGGAGATACAGGGACGAATGTTGTGGATTCTGACTCTTCCATTACAGTTATCAATGGTGGACAGGCTATGCTTAGTTCTGTTTATGATGCTGCTAATGTAGGAGTCCATAGTGCTCTAGAAGCGTTTCTTGGACGACCCCAAGTCATGGTTTCTGGTGTACTTTCTAGCACTGATACTGGCACTACTTTTAGTAATTACGATCCGTTCTATGCTCATTTGAATAGTACGTATTATAGTAATAAGCTAGATGGTAAGTACCTTATCAGAGCTACTGCTGTCATGACTCTTCAAGTCAATGGAAACAGATTTCAGCAAGGGAGATATATTCTTGCGTGGTTGCCCACCGGGGGATCACAAGAGAATGACTGGATTAACATGCATAGGTATGGTCTTACGCAAGTTACCCAACTTCCTCATGTCGAACTTGATATAGCAACTCAAACACAGGTTACGCTTAAGGTTCCTTACACTACCATTTATGATGGTTATCCACTCGCTTACACAGGGCATTATACCCTAGCAAGTAGTGGTATGGTGTTCATTAGACCTTATATTCCTATTGTGAGTGTTGCTGGTTCTACTACAGCTACTTATACCCTCTGGTGTCATTTTGAGGATGTTCAGCTTGAAGGTGTTTGTATTCCTCAGATGGGGGACACAATATCTGCTGAGCAAAAAGCGGTTGGTAGAGGTCCCGTTACTTCTACAATTAAGAAGATTGCCAAATCATTTGGCTTTCTCGCTAAAATACCGTTGTTAAGTGCTGTTGCTAAGCCTGTTTCCTGGACTGCAGATGTGTTGGCTGATGCAGCTAATGTTTGGGGATGGTCTGCCCCTACTGACGTTAGCCCAGTTACACGTGTTTGCACCCATTTTCAGCCTTATAGTGCCTGCGGAGATGCTATGAATACATGTATGCCACTCAGTTTGTGGAGTGTCAATCATGTATCGACTCCTGTGGGTTTTGGTGGTACAAATGTAGATGAGATGGCTATAGATTATATAAAGTCTATTCCAGCTTATTTCTTCGCTGAAACCTGGACTACTTCGGATGCTAAAGACCATACAGTCCTATCATTCAGAGTTTCTCCGGGTATATATTATACCACTGATACTATTGGTACTGATGTTGTCAGATTTAATACTCCTGTTGCTTATTTGTCGAAGTTTTTTGATCAATGGCGCGGTGGTATTAATATGACCTTGAAGTTTGCCAAGACAGAATTTCATTCTGGAAGAATGATGCTTATTTATAGTCCTAAAGCTATTACAGCTCCTGTGACTCCTACTGTGAACGCTTCTAGTTCATTTTATTGTCTCAGAGAGATTATTGATTTGCGTCAAGGTAATGAGTTTAAGTTTAGCCTTCCTTATACTAGTCACCTTCCATGGATGAAATGTGCATCTGCGGTTTCCGAAGATGTTAATGAGACTGATACTGTAGGAAGAGTGTACTTGATTGTTCTTGATCCTCTTATAGCTCCAGCAACAGTGTCTTCAACCATAGACATTGTTGTTGAAGTTTCAGGGGCTGAAGACCTTGAGTTCGCTGTTCCTGCAGCTCAGTCACATATGAAGGTTATCCAACCTTATCAATACCAATCAGGTATACTGGTTGATGAAAAGGTTGGTGGATCTAAAAATGTTGAAAATGCTATTGCTCATAGTGAAATTTGTGTTGGTGAGAAAGTCTTGTCAATTCGTCAGCTCTTGAAACGAATTGATTACTTTTCTGCTGGCACAGTTTCCTCGGCTAATAGCGGTCTCAAAGTCTTTCCCTTTAACAATGGTGTTAAAGCTTGGACTGGTGCTGAGACATATTATAGCACTGATTGTGATTTGATTTCTCTTTGGAGTCATTGTTACGCTGTTAGCAGAGGTGGTGTTCGTATTAGAGCGGCAATGGATGCCGCGGCTAGTAGGCCCACGGCTGTTTTCCTGCGTAAGACTTGCAATCAGACTTATTATCTTTCAGCTGTTGATACTGCTGAGACCTATGATAATATTGTTGCTAGGAGTTATCAACTTCCTGTTCAACGTTTTAGATCTGACAATAATTCCATAGAATTTCAAGTGCCTCAGTATACTCGCACTTATAGTAGAACTGTTGCCGATCACTCTGTGAGCGGTGATGTTTCTTCTGTGCGGGAAACTGAAACAGCTGAAAATTGTGGAATTATTGCCGAGTTGTGTATCGGCAATGGTAGCGCTGTTATGTTATGGCGCTCTGCTGCCGATGATTTTTCACTCGGGAGGTTTGTTTCTGTTCCTCCTGTTGTAGAAACTCCACGTGAGTCTCTTTAAATCCTGTAGTGACAGGTTTGTAGATCGCATCGTTTTCTCAGTTTTAAGGTGCGAAAAAGTTGTACCCCCTGAGGGGACCTTGCGGTCTACGGGGTACATTCTACAAGTGGTCTGTGTGGGATGCGGGAATTAGCTATTCTTGTATTATTGTTCTAACTCTCATAAAGGGAAGGGATTATTTTACTTGAGGCGAAGTTCTCAACTGCGAGAAGAAGAACTCGTTCAGACCGAAATAAAATGTGAGACTGGTTTCCAATCGTGTTGGGAGTCAGTCCT